CTAAGTTAGAAGCAGGTTTAGATCCAGAGGGCAATCTTGTAGATCAAGTTGCTCATTCAAGATTCAACAAAGCAATTGAAAATATTGAAAAAATGCTAACAAAACAATTCAAAATAAGGTGCAAAAGGCTTTCTGGGGATTTAGAAGAACCACAAAATCTCGAACAATACAATCTTTTGATGAACGTTCTTGAATCTAATAATTTTGAAGGTGATTCTCAATGAGTAGGACAAGAGTAGAATATTGGGTCCACCAGGGTTTCAAAATTGGTCAAGAAATTAGCCATTTGTTTCAAGGCCGATCTGGAAGACGATTAGCCAGGGAAACCGTTGAAAGATTAAATGAAAAATTACCAACGTGCTGTATTGCAATTGAAAGAGTTGTTTTCAACGTTGTAGTTATTGATGGCGAAAAGGAAGATGATGGAATTATAGATTCAGAAATAACTTGGATTAACAAATTGCATTTCAATAAAGAATTGGCAGAAATAAACAACGAGGATTACTATTGATGGAGTGCTTTACATGGGAATAATTAGAAAAATCGAAACAGGGATCTATGAATATGATGATGATACTACTGGCATCACTTGGTCTATTATGAACATTGGATATACCAGGGGATATGCTTGCGTTATGTGGAGAGCTTCAACAAGACGATGGATTGATGGCACTGGTGATGTTCCTTTATTGTCGAATCATTGGCAAGAAATTTACGATAATACAATGAAAGGTTGCATCGAACAAATCAAGGATGGGGTGTATTTTCTTGGATCTAATTGAAGAATACTCTTGTTTGTGTTGTAAAAGATGGGCCGATTACAGATGTGATAGGCCACCTAAAGCAATTGTCAAAGGATTGTATATCGGAACCCCAATGCTTGTTTGTGGAGTGTGTTTGAATAACTCTGTTCAGTATTACAAAAATGAATACTCCCCCCTGGTTTGGTGGGGTAGTGGGGATGAGGAAGAACAGGAACGTGAACGACTCGAATGGGTAAAGACAAACATTGTTGAATTAGATGATGTAAATGATATAACAAAAGAATATCTGGATGAAGAAGGTTTTGAAGTTCAAGCAGTATATTACCGATTCAAACCAAGAGAACTAAAAGAGATCCTAAAGATGGTTGGTGAATAAATGCCTAAATTACCAAATAAAAAAAACATACCTCAAAGTGAAATAAAGAATGATATGCTTTCTGCTTCATTGTATTTTTGTTGTCGAGTCTGCGGATCTAATAATTGGAACTTCATTGTATTCAGAAGCGAGGATAATGTTGTTCAAGAAAGAAGGTGTGGCAATTGGTGGTGTGATAGTTCTTCTGGAACATGGTTGACTTTGGACCAACATATAACAGCCACAAATTGGGAGCGTGAAGATGATGAATAGAAATCGCAATTTGCCTAACCTTCCTGCTAAAATTAATTGCAGGATTTGCAAAATAAAATTCTCAAATCCAATGTTGCAAGGTAGTTCGATAGTGACAGTTGTTTGTTCTGAATGTCGATTTTCAATGTTAACAGAAAAGACAAAACGCAAGATGATCAAAGAAAAGAAAACAATAGAGCTTACCAACATGAAAACACCAAATTCTATTATGGGGTGGCGTAAGTGGGTGAACGTATGAGATGCAAATTAGTTGATTGTTCAATATGCGGTAATTTATCGCCAGCAAGAACCGATCTTGATGATTGTGTATTTTGTGCATTAGAACCTGTAAGGCCAATTTCATTTAGATGTAGCCACGATGGATGCAATAATCGTTATGATACAAACACAAAGATGCATTTGGAACTCGAAGGAGATAGCATAATTGATCCTTCTTCGGGATTGCCTATACAGATAGTTGATGATGACGTGTTAAAGGCTGTTTCTATGCTCTACAAAGCGACGTTTTACCTGGTAGGTCCAATGTGTGCAGAGCACATGAATGAGCACGTTGCTCCCATGATAGGACAACATTCACAAAATCTGATTATTAGATTTGCAAATTTGCGTTTACAATCGTCTTTTTCGGAGGATTGGGCATGAATAGGTTTCTTTTGATTGATGGTAAAAGATTCGAATTATTGGATGATATGTTGACGTTGAATCAATATGATGCACTTGTTCCTGGATTGCATGACGACGGATGGGTTCTTTTACACCATCGGCCAATGAATCAATATCCAAATCTGTTTTCTGTTTATGGTTGGAGGCCGTAATATTATGGCGCGTTCATGTTATGATTGTGGCGGAGATCACAAAGAACTAATCCAAGAAAAAGGAGATGATAGGACATGGTGCTTATCATGCCATGCATCGTTTTCGAACAGAAGATATTGGGCTGAAAATAAACAGCAAATTCCTAAAGCTCCTGGGCCTGGTGATGTGAAGGGAGGTTTGTGTTTTGATTGTGGTCTTTTATCGAAGGTTGGAGTGATCCGTAAAACAAAAAGGAAAATCAATAAAAAAGCAATTGACACATGGTATTGTTGGAAATGCGATAACAAAAAACCGACTTTGAATAGGTGGTTAAATTAAATGAGAGTCTTAAAAATTGAACATAAAGGGACAAAGGATTCTGTAAAATCCAAACTTGCCAGGGTAAAAAAATCATGGCCACTGAATTTTGTTAGTCGGAAATGGAAGATTTACTATGATAATTCAAGATTAGGTTTTACAAATCTGAAAGATTATTCTTTTGATACAGAAGCCATCTTAACCTCGGAGCAGATCAAATGAAAATTTCTGAACATGATTGGGGTTTAGGTTCTTTTTTTAATCATCTATTGGCTTGGTTTTTATTGCCTGTTGTTTTATTGCTTTGGCCTTTTATCGCATTGTTTGTAAAATGGAAAGTAAAAAGACAAGTAGAAACTGTGCAAATTAATTAAATTACAAGGCTTGAATCAAATATGATGAATGTTAGCCCAGATTGTGGTTAATCTACATTACTTGACGATAATTGATTTCAAAGAATTGGTTATGGAGGTTGGTGTTCGTTTTCATTCGAGCATGGCAATTCCAACAAAAACCACTGACATAGATTCTTCATTTGATAATTTACCAGGAGAACAAAAAAAATTGCTGATGGATAGATCCTTGAAATTGTTAGAAGACAATTTACAGGATTATTCGCATTTACAGGTATGGCTTTGTGAGGAAAATGTTCTTTATTTTGTTTTAATCCCAAGAAATGTGCCATTAAAAATTGATTATTTAGAATATGGTAAAATATTGCCAGATGAGAATGGAACGGTTGTAGATGCAATACCTTTCTCTGCATTTGGCGGAGATACATCATCTTCTAACGTATATCGGCATTGGCCTTCTACTTCTTGAAGCCAAACGCATATTTGCTCCCTTCCTGGTTCTTTGGAATTGACCAGGAGTATATACAGCATAAGCCGTTCTTTTTTTACCAGCGATAATCGGTTTGTGCTCTACGATTCTGGCATTTCGCCCATCGGCTCTCAACAATTCTGCTGTTCTTTCAGCAATCCTTTTCGAAACCTTTGATTGGATCGGAACGTATTTTTTTTCTCCATATTTTCTTTGACCGAGAATGCTTGGATCTCTTTTAGCACGTTTCTCGTATTCGGAGAGCTTTGTAAAGTCTAAAACTCCATTGCCATAAAGGATAAATCCTGTTGTGTCTTTTGTTCCTTGTCCTTTTACAGTTAATCCAACAACTCTCTTTGGTGGATCAAGGAATCTTAAGTCATTTTTATCTCCGTTCAATACAGGCCATGTCAATCCACCAGGGCCAGTCCATGTTTTGGGTAATTCTTCGGTATCAGTAGTGCCAAAGACGACTGCAACGTTTTGGCCATCATCCATAGCGTCGGCTACAAAACGATCATTGTCTTCTGAACGTGAATAAACGATTTCATAATTTGGAAACGGTTTCTTGCCTCTGTTGGGGATTTTGGTGTAATCATAAAATTGTAAATCTGGAAAGTATTCGAATATTGTTTTGTTGTCTTCGCCAAATTTTACTTTTTCCCATTTGATGTCCGATGTGCCATTTAGTCTAAATGCAGGAATAAGGTCTGCTCTTTCTGCATTTTTGACTGCTGATTCGATTTCTTTTTTTAGACGTAGCATGAATCTTTCTTCGTCTTGCTGAAAAAATTTGGTTCTATTCAATCTTGCAGTCTTAACGTTTCCACAATTTCCTAATCCAGATGTATTCAAACAAGCAGAAGCACAACCAAGGCTTGCAGAAGGACAGGTGTTCTTGCCAGAAAGAGTAGATGGTGAAAGATGAAGAATCCAGGTTCGATAACCATATTTTTCACCTTTGAGTGTTTTACTATTTTGACCAGTTAACAATCCAGATAAATCCCACTCTGATTTTATGTATCTGTTAGAAACGTCTATGCTCATGTAATAGGTGTCGAATTAGGATCTATTTTAGGACAGCTTATGTTTTACCCCTATTCGGACAGATCGAAGACAATAACTACTTTGCCGACTTTGCTTTAGACTTCAATTCCTTTGGTATTTTATCTGGAGCTCCTTTGGGATAATTTTTGGTTATTGGCGGTCCTGGCATAAGATCCCATTTGGATTTCTTTTTTACGTTTGCAAATACTGCCTTTTTAGATGGCTTAATCTGCATGATCCATCTTACAATGAACATAGATGCCAAGAGATTCAAAACTATCCCTACAAGTAGTCCTAAATCAATAATCTCTGGTAAACCTGGGGAGTTGTCTATACCATTCTGAAATCCTAATGTGCTCCACCAGAAGAAATAACATACAAAACAAAACAATAAGGAATTAAGAATCACTAAAACGACCACTAAGCGGTATGTTTCAAAAAATACTTGCTTGTTATTCATTGTATCACAACCATAAGTCTGATCTGTTGATTGAGATTTTCAATTTTGATAAGCTCTCGCTTACTGCTCTTGATTTTGGTTCTTGATTTTGTTTTATGTCTTATGGATTCTCTCATCTTCAATCATCTCTTATTCTAATTTAGTTATTTGTCTTGTCAAATCAATAGACTCGCGCACGTATTAGGGCAATTACATTAGGCTCTCGAAATTTGGTTTTGAGAGTCAAAATAGAGAATTTATGATTCAAGATCAATTACCTCCACGCTCATCCCATAAATTACGGGCGATTTATTCCTGTAAGGCAACTCTGATTTGAGTAATGCAGATGCCCCTTTTATCGAATCGCTGGCGAATTCAAATTTATTTCTATGCCCCCACCTTTGTAATGATCCACCACCACCCATTTTTTCTTTAACTGCCCCATCGACTCCATGCAGAGCTTCACCTATTGCGCCCCATTCCATACCTGCGCCCCTCATAATGTGCCTAACGATTCGATTGAGAATTACCTCTTCATTGCCTTCTTCTGGCTTGACACCTAAAACATCTTTTTGGGTTTCCATTTTTTCATCGTCGTCAATGTTCTTGTAAATTTCTTCAAGTATAGGTCTGCCATAATGTTCTGCCCTAAACAAAACACATTCTGGGGGCCAAGGTGCAGATGATTTAGAAAGGCTTCTTTTGCGCTTTTCTGACTCCCTCCATTCTAACCAAGTTGGCGGTTTTGTTTCGTATAATGTCAACCAAGTTCCAGGCTCGCCTTGATCCTCGTTTAATTGGGTCATTGCTATGCCTGGGTCCATCCTACGCATTGTTGGTATCATCTCCCTGTAAATGTCCCTAAATGCTTTTACAGGCATATCTTCAAGACGTTCTCTTAGTTGACGTAGACCAGAGAACCTATCGAGTGTCAATGCATCCATTTCCCTACCTCGTTTAGAAGCCATTTTTGCTTGAACCATATTCATAATAGTCCAAACATTGTAATGTCTGGAACGGGTTAACTTTTCAGCCCATTTCTTTTGGGCTTTACTTACTGCTCCAGAACGTAGAGCCAAAGGAACCTCGTCGTATACTTCGAGCAATGGAAAATCTGCATTGTTTCTTTCGATCACATACCAATCTGGAGCTCTAAACCATCCAGGCTCGGAAGGAACGTAGCCATTCACATCGCCATAGACGTAAACCCTTGGAGAACCAAATTCTTTTGACAAACCCCATTCCCTTGCTTTTTCAAGCCATCTTTCTGCAAGACCATAACTCGCAACTGATTTTCCTTGGCCACGATCACCATAGCACCACAAAATATCGGGTTTCCATTCGCAGATGAATCCTCTTTCTAATAACCCAGAAGGGTATAAAATCATTGGCGGAACTTTTCTTTTTCCAATTTGCTTTTCATCTATTGAAGAATCAGAACCAACTGGAATAATTTTGGTCCAACTGGCCCAACGGTTGTAAAACCACTTCAAAGTAGTCAAATCAGTTCCACCTTCGACATAGGTTCTGTAAGTTCTTCTAAGTGTTGCAAATATCTCTGGTGGCATTCCTTGCTCGATACAAGCTCTGTTAAAATCCGACCAATTCAAATATCGCTCTCCGCCACTTGCCATCTTTATTCCACCTCTTTGATTTCTAAACAAACACAATCTATTTCATTTGTGTGACATTCACATTTTAAGCAATACCAATCAGAACAATGATTGCACTTTACGATCCAACTAAATTGAATATGGGTTGTAAACCTATGATTGGTTTTTAATTTGAACATACAAACACTACTCTTCTTCTTGTTTTTCTTGTGAATTTTGTTTTTCGATTAATTCTTGAATGTCGTCTGTATCTTGCCAATCATTGTGTTCGTTTTCAGCAATAGCCAAAAGTTGCTCATCATCCAATACTGGATCAAGAGCATTCAATAATCCAGAACCTACAATTAATTCATCTACGTTAATTCCTTCAATACCAGATTTAGGTAAACAATCCTGGCAAGACTCAATAATGTAGAGTCCATCTTCATCTTCACCAAGAACATACGGTTTTACTTTTGCACAATATGGGCATGGACCAGTTGGAATATCTTGTGGAGTTGCCTTTAATTCTTCATTGACTAATCCATTATGATTATGCGGATTTAGCACTTGTTGGTGATCCATTTGCTCTTGCATCATTTGACGTTGAAGCATTTGTTGTTGCATCATCTGTTGCTCTCGATTAGCAATCTCAACCTCGGCATTTTGTAAAACAGTCCCAATTGCTTCTTTATCATATTTGTTTTTCGAGAATAGTTGTGCCAATTCCTTTGTTTCTGCTCCCATTTGAGTAAGTTGGATTAAATGTTGGGCCAATTGAATTTGCAATCGTGCTGTTTGTTCTGAAATCTCTGCTTGCCTTATGGCAGAAGCCATTGCTACATTTTTTGGCTCTAAGTGATCTAATTGTTGTCTTGACATTCGAATAGCACAGGCTTGTGCATAATCTCCTAAATCATCTGGCCACATAGACCAATGAACCAATACTCCGTTTTCCATCGGCAACCCTACTGTCTCTAAAAAAGACTGTTCTGCGCTTGCTAATTTTAGCCAAAGAATGTGTCTTGCTCTTGGAGGCAGATATGCATAAGAATCAGTCATCGAAACAATCATTGTGTCAATAAATCTGAATTGGTCATTTAGCCTATCTGCAACAGGCACCATGTATAGATCTCTTCCGCTTCTGCCCTGGGGCCGTTTATCTTCTGCCAATTTAATCACCATCTATTTTTGAATTAGGAGTATTGAGTGTCTTAGAATTAATTACTGATTTTGCTTTTTTCATAGACATACCCTTTACTGTTTTTCTTGAAACTCGCTTTTCATCAATAGCGGATTGTAAAGTGTGTCTTAATTTGGTGTTTGGATTTTTAGCAAAATTTTCTTTTCTTTTTCTTTGATCCCTGGCGACTCTATCTTTGTCGCCTTTAGGGTATCTTCTCTTCGCTACTTTTTCCCGTTGTTTGGACCTGGTTCTTTCATTGGTCCAATAATTCGCTGTAAAAGTCGAAACATTATGAGCTTCACCAATTGCTTTGTAGGTAAAGCCTCTTGCTCTCATATCCCTCATTGAATTAACAATTTGCTGATTTACTTTGTATCTGCGATCTCTTTGGGTCATTGTAATGCCACCTCGAATGCTTTTTGGTCTTTGTTCAAGTATGACAATCTTTCTCCAATTTCCATTCCTTCAAGTGGTTCCAAGACTTTGATTCCCTGTTTTTCCAATAGTGGTTTTAGGTCTTTTGTATAATTTTTACCAGCAAGCAAATACACTTTTTTTATTGGTTTTCCGACCTGCATACCCATCAATTCGCCGTCGTAAATTCCATGTTGCCAGCCTTCTGAAATTTCATTTGAAACCATCGAAGCCCATTGTTTTCTTTCTTTTGAATTTAGATCATTAAGAGATAAATCATAATTTTTTATTTCTTTTGCTGTTGGGATTAACAGATGTTTTGCAGACATAATTTGTATCTCTTTGTTCCTATTTTTCGCCCACAAAACGCTTTTTTTGAATAAAGGTGAAGAATAAGCGTCGATTGCTTTTTTCTTTTGAGAACTCTTTTTTTGGTCAAATGATTTTGTTTTCGAACAAGCAATCAGAACCACCGATCTATCTGGGTCATAGACGTTGCCTTTGTATCTAAAATTTCTAATTTGTCTTAAAACGCTTTTCCTATTCGAAGTATTGTTGGCAATAACATTACCCGTAATCGGGTTTAGAATTTTTTTCTTCGAATAATAAACTTGCATAATCATCCCTCTTGATAATACCAAATATTTAGAATAGTTGCAAATGAAATCCAAGCAACGTAAGGAATGATAAGCCAAAATGCAATTGCTGATTCTGGTCTAACTGTAATTGCATATCCAATTGAAGCTATAACCATAATAATAATCACCAAAAGCGACCATCCGTATGCTCCAGAATCAAAAATAGATGGCCATATAAAATTCATCAACAACTGGATCGCAAACAAAACGTAGGCTGTCATTTTGACTGAATTAGATTCTATTTGTGATGCATTGTATATTGACAATGCCAT